TTATCTTTTAGGCCGTGGAGGGAGACTGAAGCGGCCTTTTTTCGTTGTCCGTTGTCCCTTTTTGAAGTATATTGTAGACAGATCGGAGGAACAATGACATAACTATGGTCGATAGGGTAGCATGCTCTCTCGACATCTTTTCCCCTAAGAAAAGAAAATGTTACATGTTACCCTATCTCTAGTTCACTTTATGGATAATGACGATTTAAAATTTTTTCTCTTAACCGCTTTAACCGTTACTCTAATCTTTGCCTGGGCTTTTTTCGGCTAGGAAACTTAACCAACCAGTCACAATAGTCTTCTCATATGTCGTGGAAATCTGTCCTCGATGTGTATGAGTCCAACCTGCAGGCCAAATTAAAGTCACACCTTTTTCACAGGCCACCTTAAGATTTTGCTCCTGAAATTCAGTTCCACCATCAGGAGTATCGGTTAAATAAGTCATAAATACTAAATGTCTAAAAACACTTTTACCAAAACCATTATTCTCTTTATGCCATAAATAAAAACCTTCTCCAGGTTTATAATGCTGCAAATTATAATGTTCAATGGATAGGGGTAAGCCCATGGTTTTTGCATTATCATAAGTCTTAAAATAACTAGCAAAACAGTTTCTTAACGCTTCAACATAATGATTCCAAGGATAGAATCTATTATCATTATCTATACCCCATTCAGTGCAGACTTTAGAAGGCCCTTTTGATGTCGGATCATTTTTTAAAATAGTTTTATTACCCAAATGACTATTATTAGTTTTCCACTGTAAAATAGCATCTATAAGTTTATTATCCATTTTATAACAACCTATAAAATCTTTTTTAGAATATGTTCTATGTTCTTTTATTTCTTGCATGTCTTTTAGTTAAAATATGAAATACCCTTATTAGTCTATACCATTCCTTTTTATATTTAGGATCTAGGGTTTTCCAATAATCCTTGGCAGCTTGATCTATTTTATGCGAAAGTGATGTATGTCCCATATAATAAAAATCCCCAAAACATAGACAGCCAAAAATATACTGTTCTTGCCCAGTTAATTCTTAATTTTGCACATATTTCTTTTCTAATGCTCACGAAACGGCTCCTTATAATCACAGATATAACCAACAACTCTTTGACCCTCATACCAATGAAATGATCTTCGGCTAAACAAAGTAGTTTTTTTTTCGGTCATCTCTATATTTTTTTCATACCATGTATAGCATGATTCAAAGATAGTTAAATCCTTTTGTTCAATTTTATTTGAAGATACTAAAATTAACAGAGTTATAACTACTTCTTTCATTTCTTCTTCTTATCCTTCAATTTTAATTTATATCTTATTTGATCTATTCTCTCTTTAATTGTTCGTCTTTCCTCTTTTGTGCCTACTGCACGGTATCTTTTATACTCGTTTTTGTACTCAATCCAATAACATTGAATTTCAGTAAAAACAATCACTTTATTCTCTAAACACCATTTATACCTAGAATGAACATGATCAGGATCTAAATTAGCTAAATCACAGATCTGTCTAAAATCTCTATTATTACCCATAAACCACTCATGAGCATCTTTTTTATTATAAGCCTCATTCTTACCACCTAGGGTATACAAACAATCCTCGAATGCTTGAATCACTACAGCTTGATAAAGTCTGTGTTCTGAAGATGGTGGGGTTTTTAATACTTCTGTCGCAATACTAGTTCCCATAATCTTTAATAAGTTGTTTGAGTAACTCAAGATAAAAACTCTCCATTTTCTTTTGTCGGAGATCTTTACTTGCCATGTAGTCTAGCCAGATTTCATTCATGAATTCAGTTCGTTCCAAACCGTTCATGTCTTTCACATCTTGTAAGCCTGCGTCTCTTACTCGATCAAATATACTCATCTGCATAACCACCAGTTTTGGAAAGACAATGATATGGATATGGAAACTGGTGGCTACGCATTCTTAACTAAAGACAATCCCAAATTTTTTGCAGTTTGTTTTCGTCCCTTTCGCCAAGCTTGTTCAATTTTACTTATAAACTGTAAGCTAAAGTTCCCCATACCGTAATCATTACCATTATAAAGCTGAAACATTATTGAAGTAATCTCATCATAGGTTTTTTTGTTAGGACATGACATCACTAACTTTTCTAACCCTTGATCTAAAACTTCTTCTAATGGCTTCCGCTTAATTTCTGCCAAAACAATCTCCTTTTAAGTTAATAAAAAAAGCTGTTCGCTGTTCGGTAATCTAAGTAGATTGAAACCTCTACTTTTCATTAGGTTATGAGGAATACAGGTGATCTGTAACAAATGGCAGGCACAAGATCAAGTGTTTTCTTTTACCTGCCATACAATATCTTGATTAAGATACTTTTTTGAAAATTTTATTATTTTTCTTGATTCTGAGCCCTTTTACATGCCTTTTCCATGGTTCTAACTGTTTGCTTAATGTAAGCGCTAGTTCTATCGCCATAGCGTGGGTCTTACCTTTAGTAGACTCGTCTATCTCTATTGTTATCTTTTCATTCTTTGTTGTTCTATTACTACTATCGTCCATTTAGTTTTCGTCCTCCTTGCACAAGTAAATCAGCTCTAAGTTTATCTACTGATTTGCCTGTCTTCTTTGCAATGGTTTTAAGTTCAGAATCTACAAGTTTTGCAATCATAGCTCCTGGTCTTCTAAAACCTTTCTCACCCATAGCTGTAATAATTTTATAGTTTTCTATATCTACAGCTACACTTTTCCATTTTCTCGTGTCCATATTTTATACTCCGTTTTAGTTTTACATTTAGTATTCATTAGTCTCCAGTGCTCTTCAATAAAATGCTCATGAAAAGATCTGTGATTACCTTTACTTTTAAGCAATCTATTTATTGCACCAATTCTTCGGCTAATCCATTTAGGACTATCTTTTACAGTTTTCTCTACTGACATTGTTACCGTCCTTTTGTATAAACCAAACATATGACCACTCGTCATGTCCTGGTGTGCATTTTTTACCTAACTTCATTGTGTAACCACAACCCGTTAGAAATAAAAATAATGCTAGTGTTGTTATTGTTTTCATGTTTCCTCCTAATACATTATGAAGTAATACAGCCCAGCCATTAATAACAAAAATAACTTTGGTGGTATTACCAACATTACTATTAATAAACAGAAATAACCAAATTGTTTCATCATGGCCTTCTTCTCCAATCAGTTGAGTTATCTCCTTTTGCCTTTTCAAGATCTTGCTCATAGGTTCGGCATTCAATTTCATCTTGTACAAAATCTCTAGCCAACCATTCATTTACTGGATACACAGGAGCAGAATAAACATCTACTTTTGTAGCTGCCAATCTACTTCGTTGCTCCTTAAAATGTTCTGAGTCTTCTCTTGTTACTTCACCTTCTTGATTATGAGTATGAGTTTTAGATAGTATACTATCCATTTCTTGTACCCACTTCTTAAACATATGTGAGCTTGATTTAAGCTCTAATGTTAATTTACCCATGCGTCCCTCCAAGATTTAAACTTTTCTTGCACATAATCAAATAAAGCATAGTAGCTTGTTTCTGCTTTTAATACTTTAGCAAAAACAGCTTTATCTATTTCAACTCCATTATGATAAAGTTTAAGTTCTCCTGCGTATCTATCGTATGTAATTAGAATAGCATCGGTTTCTGCACCTAATGTTTGCACAATATCATCTGAATTTTTTTTAAAATCCACTTCTCTGATATTCGAAGTAGGGTGCGTTAAGTTTTCTACCACCTTTTCAAGTGTGCTCGGTTTTTTGTCATTGTCATCCATGTTATACTCCTATTAATTAGTAGTTCTTATACCAAAACTGATATTAAATGCAAGGACTTAATGGGAGATTAATTGAAATTTGTATTAACATTATATGTGTGTTCCTTTCTAGACTTTACTTGTTCACCCCCTGTAGAGTACCCAAAAACCTTTGATAATTGGCATAGTTGCGTAATTACAGCGTTAGAAGAATCAGAAATGTTAATCAATGCAGTTCCCCAAGATGTAGTAGATAGAAATAAATTAGCTACTAAATATACTTGTCAAGCCTATGAGGGTGCATAGGGTTGTATTATTGCCATAATTTGTTATATAATCTCTTATGAACAGTTATCGAATTCAGATACGATACGAAGGTAAGTATTTTGATGGGATAGTTCAGGCTAACAACGATGTTTTGGCTTTACAACAGTTTGAGAAGAAACTGACCAATGGTGAAATCAAAGCACAAGATGAACCTCTTTATACAAAAAAAAGAGTTTTCATCACATATGAGGAGCTAAAAAATGGCACTACAAATGCTAATATCGGAGAAGCTTCAGTTGGAGTCCAAATGGGCAAGCCAAGCGTTACAACAGGGCAGAGTAACGACTGATATGAAGTGGATTGATATAAAGATTAAGGACCTAAAAAAAAGAATCAATGAACAAAGCGTTATTGATGCATCTCAAGGTCTTTTACAAAACAGCTAGTAAAAAATACTAGCAACCTATAAAAAAATCATTTATAACACAGGCTATCTATGACTTCAAAAAAAGGAGATTCGTATGCTGATATTCCTAACTATATTAGGCACTATGTTGAATCAACCGAACGAGGCCACATTATTAAAATTCTTACTGAAAGCGGACTCAAAACATTCAATTGTAAGTGGGCTGACTACAAAAGAACAAAACCTATTACCAAAAAAGAAACCTAAATAATTTTTACCCATCTTAATTTAATTAATGAATGGACTTTTGGTTGCCACTCTCTATTTTTTCTTGTGGTCCAACCTTTGCCTTTTGGAAATGATTTTGTAATGCTGTCATTAATGAAACCAGCTGCTTTTAAACTTATTCCTGACTCTGTTTCGAGTGTATAAGTAATTATCTTTTTACCACCCATCTCTTTCCATACCCTAACGCATGCACCGTAGAGAAAGCTGTTAACATTTTTAGCTCCATTTGTACAAGTTCTTAAAATTTCTCCTGTGTAACCATCATCTAATTTTCTTGCAACAGGTCTACCAACAATAGCAATGCCTAATATATTTTCATTTGACTCTATCGCAGCTATACAAAATTTGCACCCTTGTGATTTTTTACTGTGCCTATGGTATTTCTCTACATAGGCGTTAGCAAACTTTAAACTTATGGGTTTTATTTTCACTAAATAATACCAAGATCTCTTAACTCTTGCGGTGGCCGTTGTGGGCTACACATTGGGCAGTCTACTCTTATCTTTTGTGTTTCTGTTGTATCTTTCCAAACCCAAACTTCTCTTTTATCCCAGCATCTCAAACAGCTAGGTCTTTTAGGTATGTATTTTTCTTCTGCCATTTCTTTTTTAGCCTCTCTAAATAATTTTAACATGGCTCTGTAAGCAGTGCCACTATTATATTGTTCACTCATCTTTAGCTTCGCCCCAAGATTTACCCAGAGCTACATCACATTTAAAAGGCACCTTTAAATTTTCTACTGCATTTTCCATTCTATTCTTAATCATCTCAATGTCTTGATCTGATCCAATGCTAAAACATAATTCATCATGTATTTGTAATAATGGTAAATGACCTACTTTATAACAATCAATCATAGCTTGTTTTGCTTGATCTGCAGCTGATCCTTGTATTAATCTATTCAAAGCTTTGTAAGTAAATGCTCTTCTAATATTATTTCCATAATTAGCTTTAGCTTCATTATAATCCATAGCTTGATTCATACCAAAAGTTGCTGGCTCCCATTTATCAAATCTACATTTACGACCTTTTATAGTTCTAATAAAACCAAATTTACTAGCAGACTGTGTTACAGCTGCTGCTAATTTTTTTACAAAAGGCACTCTCGAATTATATTTATTTAAAAGAATCTCTGCTCTTTCTTTATCAATACCAAGTTCTTTAGATAATTTTGCTTTACCCATACCATAGAAAAGACCTAAGTTGATTGTCTTGGCTTGTGTCCTAGATATACCTGCCATATCAGCTACAATTTGATGAAAGTCTGCTGATTCGTCTGCATAAGCTTGAATAAATTCATCAGATCCATCTAGACGCTCTCCAATAGACGCAGAGTAGTGAGCTACTAATCGTGGCTCCTGTTGTGAATAATCAAATGAACCCCACTGTCTGCCCTCCTCAGGAAGAAATAGGGACCTTATTTTATTGCCATACTCTTTGTTTCTAGCTGGTATTTGTTGAAGGTTAGGGTTTGCATAAGATAATCTGCCTGACACAGTTCCGCCTTGATCTGATCTCAATTGATTTATCTCTGCGTGTATTCTACCTTTATGTACATATCTTTGTATGGAATCTATAAATGTTGAATGAAATTTATTTATTTCTCTTGCTTCTCTTACTAATCCTGCAATAGGATGTTCACAATTTTGTAACCAATTAGTTGTAAAAGATGGCTCATTAGATTTTGCAGTTCTTGGATATTCAACACCTAATCTATCAAACACCTGCGCTACACTTCTTGCTGCCCAAATATCTACATCTAAGGTAGTTTCTTTTTTAATCTTATGTAAAACTTCTTTTTCTTTTAATCTAAATTCTTTTTTTAATAATGCAGCTTTAGCTTCATCGACTCTTATTCCTGTTTGTCTCATTTTAATTAATATTGGTAAGAGCTCCATCTCCATTTCCCAAACATCATTAATCGATTGTTTTTGTATTTCTGCTTTAAATCTATGCCACAGCTTTAATGTTAATGCTGCGTCTTGCTCTGCGTAAAATCCAACATAGCCTGCAGGCATCTTCCAGAGATCTTGTTTAGGATCTATGCCCCATTCTTTTGCTTTTTCTTTTAGAAATGTTTCGTTTTTAATTTCACCAAGATAATCTTTTGCACAAGCGTTAAGAGAAAAGCTCCATCTGTTTTCATCTATCAGTGCTGCAGCCACCATCGTATCTACTATCTTACCGTTTATTTCAAAACCATTTGCTAATAACCAACCCACATCGTAAGAAGCATTATGAAATATTGTTGTGCTAGGTCTTTTTAATAAATCAACCATGAACGCAGTTGTTACAGCTAAATCCATATTACCACCAGCATCGTGTTGTATTGGAAAATACCATTGCTGACCAAGTGCAGCTACAGCAAAACCAACGATACCACCATCAAATGTTGCCCAGCCAGATCCTTT